TGATTATATATTTCTACAAACTTAGGAGAAAGAGAGGAAATTCTATCAGAAAAATAGGAAACTTCTTCTCCATCAGGAACCAGACGTATTTGTGATAAACGATTAGTGGTTCCGACAGATGGATAGGGGCATTGATAAACTCCCATAAAACAGGCCTCACAACTGTGACAAAAAAATAAAATAAATACATAACAGTTGAGACCTTCTCGTTGAATATAGAACGATGTCAGAACTTGTGCGTCTGTACCTGTATCGCAGATAGGGCAAACTCCCGGTGTAGGGTATTCGAACCTGTATCCTGGCTCATTGGAAACAATATTTATCGGATTTATTTTTTTATACATTCATAACTCCACCTTTCAAATTTATTTTATCACAAGAACGGGGAGCTGCAAATGAACTTTTTAAGAAGGAGGAATAATCAATGGAAAAGGTAGATGAACTGATCGATGCACTGGCTGAGCACATCAAAAAGCGGATCGATGAAGGTAATGACATGGAGAATGAGATCACCGAAAAGACGAAGGCTCTCGCAGAGCTGGTGTCTGCAAGAGCCCAGTGGGATTAATGGTTGTTGCCGGTTTCTTTATCGATAGTATCCATAATGGTATTGAAGAAGGTAGTTACTTCCTTAGCTGTGTCAGATGCATCTGAGCATTTTACAATCAAATCATTTTGGATAGCTAATTCGGTAAAAGTTTTGGCAAGTGTGTACTTTGTTGATTCATTCAAAATCATAACACAATCTCCTTTCTTTTGTACTCGGCTGCTGCAACAGCCTGTAAGTACAGTATAGGAAAAGGAGAGGTCGGATTCAATATGGTAGGCATTTCGATTTATCGGACGAACCACTTCGGAGAAACGAAGTGCAGTAAGAAGGAGATGACAGGAATGGAGAAAATCGACAGATTATATGCTCTGCTGGAGCGCAATGACATTGATGAGGACACCAAGGCAGCGATCCGGTGGGCAATCTTCCAGTTAGAGAATGCAATTTAGACAACCATGGCACCATAAGCTGTAAAAAAGCAGTCAGGAGGTACATATGCGGATTGTGAATTTAATCCACATCGGGGACCAGGTATTGTCATTGGATGACATGGATCCCATGAAAAAGGCAGAGATTGCCTTGCGGCTGAATGAACAGAGTCTGAAGACTCTGGGGTATGCAGCCAAAAAGGAAAAAGAAACAGCATAACTGCAAATATCCGTGCCCTGTACGTGGTGTTACCAGACACCACACTCCCCTTTTACACAATTAGCGTGTGTCCAGGATCCCCACCTGGGCACCACGTAGAGGGCATGGACAAGCATAATAGATCACGTTCTGTGCGTGGTGTCATCTGACAGCACCACACCTCCGTTGGGACACACCGCTACTGCTATGGCGGGATGGAACCTCTTTTCAAGTGGTGCCCGTGTTAAAGCGGGCACTGCGCAGAGAGCGTGATCGGGAAGGACAAATAACATGAGTACGTATACAGATCCAGAGCATTTCGTGGAAGAGGTTATGTGGAATAAAAATATGGGAACATACTGGACAGCCTGTAATCGTCCGCTTGCTGAGCAGACGTATGAGCGTGTCAAAAAGATGATCCCGGAAGCAAAGTATTACGAATTTGATGGAGTGCAGTTTATTACGGTAAACAAGATGCAGGAAAAGACACTGTTATTATATTTTGAGACTTTGCAGGACATGTATGAGAGAAAAATCTGCGAAATTAATGATATGAGATGCCAGATAGTGGAGGTGGGTATATGAGCAGAGAAAAACTCGGAGAATTTATCAGGGATGCAAGAGAAGTACGGGATCTGACACAGGAAATGCTTGCTGAGCAGATCGGATATTCACGCGACACGGTCAGTCGCTGGGAGAAAGGTGAGACAGCTATCACAGTAGAGACACTGATTAAGATACTGAAAGTGACACGAATGCAGGTAACTATAGGGGACGAGGAGGCAAAGGTATGTATAAAGATATTGTGATATCGTTTCTCGGAGCTTTGCTCTTGGAGCCGGTATTTAAGACAACAGAAGTAGGAGAGCAGATCGCCATGATCATGGGTTTGGCGGCTATGCTTTTTATTTTTTGCCTTTTTTGCGAGGAACAGGCAGAAAAATGGCAGGAAAAGCGCCGGAGGGCACGAATTATGGAGCTGAGGATAGCGAAACTGAGAGGAGGTGGGATGCGTGAAAGACGAGAGAGTGCAGGAGATTATGGAGAGGTTGGAACAGACCCCAACAGAGCCGTTGATGATGCTGGTTGACCACGAGGCGCAGGAGGTTTTTCCGTATGTTCTCCGAAAGTATCAGGACGCACATCTGGTCATGATGAAGGGTATCCGGTACATCACAATCACCGATGATGCCATCCGGGTCATACTGGACCGCCTGCAGCGTGAGAGGGCAGATTTTAAACGCACAGTGGAGTACTACGACAGGGAGATCCAGGGCGTGGAGTACCTGCTGACAGGCAAAAAGCGGTACTACTGGTCACCGGATAATTACATAGTAGAGCCTGTCTACGCAGAGCAATAAAAAAGCCGGCATTTGGCGATGCCGGCCAGCTCACAGAGCTACGTATATAGACAATATTATTGTAACTCTGTAAGCCCAAAAAGTCAAGAAAAACGGGGCTTTTCATAGCCCTTTCGGACTTGATAAAGATATTAAAGTTAGGATACAGAGACATGGTAAATCGCAAAAAAATAAGACTTAGGAACGGGGATATCCTGGACGTGGAAGAGTACCACGATGGTAATTATGGATCTCCGGGAAAGACGAGGCGGAAAAAGGAAAAGCCGACCAAGGAACAGATGCGGCTGATCAATCAACGGAACAAGGCGAAGAGATGCCGTTGGAGATTACTACAGTACTTTGACGAGGGCGATTTGTTTATCACATGGACCTATGAGGTGAGAAATCGACCTCCGAACATGGACGGAGCATTGAAGGACTTCCGGGCGGCCATCGGAAAGATCAGGAAGATCTATCGTGGACTTGTAGTACAGCTCTGCTGGATCCGCAACATTGAAAGAGGAACCAAGGGAGCCTGGCACATACATCTGGTGGTAAAGCAAACACCGGAAGGTAATGCGGCTACCATCGTAACGAAGGCATGGACCAAGGGTGGCACCTATGTGGCGGAGATCCGAAATAGTAAATTTGCCGGGGACGACATGGAATTGCTGGCCAATTACATGACCAAAGACGAAAGGACGGCGGAGCCCCGGGAAGATGGTACACCGGGTAAGCCCCGGATTGCAGAGAGCTCTTATAGCACTAGCCGCAACATGCCGCTCCCAGAACCACGAACGGACAAGCTCCTCCGCTGGAAACCGGAGGTAAAACCACCAAAGGGATACTACATAGCTAGGATGCATGAGGGCATCAATCCGGTAACCGGATTTTTATATCGCAGTTACACGTTGATCCGGTTGAAAAGTAGCGAGCGGAAGAAACCACCGAACAGAGCAAGGAGGTGTTGATTTTGGAAAATGAACTGAAAGTAGTGGATATCTTTATAGGCACGACACTCCGGGGATCCGCAAAGGGATCCGGCCGAGTAATGTACATCATGCGCACGAAGAGAAAGAACGGCAGTGATTACGAAGCTGCCCCGCAGATCGCCGAGTACGATGACACCACGGAGAGCGCATCCGTCCTCTATGCCATCCGGGATGCACTGCAGCGTCTCAATTATGCCTGCACGGTGGTGATCCACACAGAGTGCAGTAATGTGGCAGCAGCCATCAGCCAAGGCTGGCCGGAAACATGGCGGCGGAACGGTTGGAAGAGCGCCAGGGGAAACGACGTCAAGAATGCCATTCTGTGGGAAATGCTCCTGCAGGAGGTCGAGGATGGAGGACATATCCTGCTGGCAGAAAGCGAAAAGCATGAATATGCCGAGTGGATGCGCTTTAATCTGCCTCTGAAACGTGTGCTAAAAGACATTTTCACAGAAGTGCCGAAAAGCTGATTGCATGAGTAGAGTACTCATATTAGAGACCATTCCGGTGAATCCACCGAGATGGTGAGAATATAACAATTTGGCAGAATCGTGACAAATTGTCACGCTTTGAGAAAAGTGAACCGTACACAATGCTTGTACGGTTGAACTACCGAGAAAAATTCGGTAGTTGCACCGGTGCAACCGGGAAAGGAGAACATATGTGGGATAAATTTGGAGAATTTGACTCTGCAGAGGAACTGAACAGGGCAGCAGCCGGCCAGAAGGAAGAAGGAGACGAAGCGGCGTTAATCGCTTTGGCAGAAGAAAACGGCATTGATAAGGCAGATGCACAGGACTATATGGACGGCCTGGTAGGCGAACTGGCCTCTCCGCTGATGGCGGCACAGGGCAAGATCAAAGTGGAGAGCGCAGAGCTGAAGCCGGTGGAAATCATGGAGGACTGGGTACAGTACATTCTGCTCTGTTGCACAGAAAATCCGGACATGGCAAGAGCTGTTCGCAGAAAAAAGAAGAGTCTCAAAGGCTGTATTGCGGCTCTGCTGAAGTGGAGCTTCTCGCACCAGAACAGCGTGGATAAAGATGTTTTGAAGGCAGCAGGTGTCACTACTGCGTCAAAAGTGACACTCGGAATTCCGGGGAATGGAACGGCCCGGAAGATCATCAGAGAATATTATCTGTCGTAGAGGGAAGGTGAAGAAATGAAGGAAAAGGAGATTGAAAAAGTACCGTATATAGGACTTAAAAAGATAAGCCGTGGAAAGAAAGTACATTATATTGCCAGAACAATGTTGCAGACCGTCAAAGGAGAGAAACATTTCTTTCTGGAGGTTTATAAAAACGTAGCGGAAGCAATGGATGTACCAGTAATACGGATCGTTTGTACAAAAAAAGACTTCGGGAATTACTGGCCGCAGGCGGGGAAATGGACATCCCAGAATTGCCGCACAGACAATCTGCTCTGGGACAGGAAGGATAACTACTGGGAAACATGGGATAACGTGGCTAAAAATAATATATTGTCTGGGAAAGAAGATCTGGACAGAATCAAGCAGTTTTTCCAGGAAAAATATAGTTATGAGGAGAGGTACTGGTGGAATTATATTAGCGAATGGGAGCGGAATCTGACTGCGGCCAAAAACAGGCAGGCTCAGGAGAGAAAATGGCAGAGACAAAGCGAAGCCCTTAAAGAGCGTATTCGTAATACAGCAGAGCTCCAGATGGCAGCAGTCACAAATAAGGCAGACAGTCTTCTCTTCTACGAGAAACATTATTTGTACTACAAAAAGAAGGGAAATTATGCACAAATAGCGTGCTCAGCCTGTGGTGAAGAAAAGAAGATGCGTTGGAGAGAGGGAATGTCTTATGAGAGTCAGTTTGAACCGCATATGCAGGAACCGGTGGAGGGCAGAGTAGGCAGGTGCCCTATGTGTAACAAGATTGTGATTTATAAGTGCATAGGAAGAGCTGGCAGGAACAATACGGAGACAAAGTATCTTTTCTTAGGGGAAAAATATAAGAAGACAGGATTTGTACTCAGATACGTGGAAGTAAGCAAAGAATGGAATTTACAAGAACTTGAGGGAAATGTAGTCGGAGCGGAAGAAAAAATATCGGGGTGTGAAATTGCCAGAGTTTACTATGAAGATAATAAAAAAGTACAGGTCGATTATAACAAGTATAATCCCTGCACCGGTAAAGAATTCTGGGATTACTGCAACCTCTATGGCTTAGAGAACATACAGATTAAGGAAGCCTATGTATCACCGGAGACCTATATTAATATGCGGGGAACCATAGTGCAGTATAGTGCAATGAGAGAATATGCAGGAGAAAAAGGGGGAACCTTTAATGCGGCAGATTATTTGACAACTTACATGAAATACCCCCAGATAGAAGTGCTTGTAAAAATGGGACTGTATGGTCTTGTAGCAGAAATAATACGTACTAATGATTCGGACATGATAGAGGACAAGGATGCAGAATCGCCGGATAAGTTCCTGGGAATTAATAAGACGCATGTAAAACGGATTGTGAAAGAACATGGCAACGCTCTCCTGATCAGGGCGGCGAAGACAGAAAAGGAGCTGCATGCACAATGGACAGATGAGCAGATATCACAATTGGCAGAAACAAACATAAGAAAATCAGATATGGAGAACTTGCTGAAACATATGACGATTACAAAGCTGCTGAACAGGATAAGAAAATATGCAAAATGCGGGTATGCGGTAGAACGGGGAGAGAAGATTACTATTCAGACAGATATAGCGAGAACAGCAGGAATTTATGTAGATTACATAAAAATGCGGGAAGATCTGGGATATGACCTGAATAATCTGATTTATCAGTACCCTAGGGATCTTTTCCAGGCTCATGAAAAGATGGTACTGGAAGCAAATGAAAAGGAGTTGGACAAAAAACTAATCGAAGTAGAGAAAAACTATCCAGGTATAAAAAAACAGTACCGTAAACTCCAGAGACGATTGAATTATCAGGACAAGAATTATCTGATACGACCGGCAAAATCAGCGACAGAGATTGTCATAGAGGGAAGACTACAACACCATTGCGTTGGAGGAAACAACTATCTGTCCCAACATGACAAGGGGATAAGTTATATTCTGCTGATGCGGAAAAAAGAGAACCCGAATATGCCATATATCACAGTAGAACTGGATGGAGGCAGCAGCCCTTATATCCGGCAATGGTATGGAGCCTATGATAAAAAGCCGGATAAAGACGAAGTACAGAAGTGGTTGGACGAGTATATAGAAAAATTGAGAACACATACATTGGCGGCAATAGATATGGATGAGGCAGGGATAATGATACCGGCTGCAATTTAGGAGGAAGAAATGGAAAGCGTAGTGGAAAGATACAAAACTTATCAGGAATATAAGGAAGAACTGGACTCTGAACTGAGCAAGACTGCGGAGGGATTCGTTCGGATCGGATACCTGCTGAGACTGGCGGAGGATACGGACATCCTGAAAGAGTCCGGTTATAGCTCTGTCTTAGAGTTCGCACAGGCGGAGTACAACATCGACAAGACGCAGGTGTCCAGATTTATAAATATTAACAAAAAGTTTTCCGAGTCCGGTTACAGTGACCGACTGCGGGAGGAGTACCGTGGCTTCGGGTATTCCAAACTGACAATCATGATGCAGCTGCCGGATACGGTAAATGAGGAACTGACACCAGAATACAGCAAGTCAGAGATCCAGCAGATCAAGAACCAGATTGACGAAGAGAATAAGACAACGGATTTGGAAATCATGATGGAAGGACAGGATCCTGTGATGGAGGCAGCAGAGGACGATCTGTGCAGGGCAGTAAGGCAACTGGCCGGGGATATTCAGGATGGTGAGGAGATTCCGAGGCTGTATAAGGAGATCTGGACAGCGGGCAGAACGGGACTGACAGCGGAGGATCTGCAGGTGATCATGACACCGGCCGGACAGAGGATGTACACCATGCGTATCCAGGGGATGGGCGGACAAAACCTATCCCTAAAGGACCATAACAATGGCGACAGCGTTGCACTGATTAACATGCGAACCGGCGAGAAGCAGGAATATACATGGAATCGATTACTGGAGGTATGGCGGTACCTGATCAGCGGCGGCACCACATATCAGGAAGCGTGGCAGCAGCTCTACGGAAAGCCGTGGCCGGAAGAAAAGAAAATTGCACCGGTGCAACCGAAAGAGGAGAAGAAACCGGCACCCAGAAAAGAGACGAAGGTATCTCAGCCGAAGAAACCGGAACCGGTAAAAGCATCGGAGAAGCCTGCGGAACCTGTGGAAGAACAGAGGCAGCAGGCGCCGGCAATACCACAGAGCAAGTGGCCCAGTACATATAAGCCCGGTGACATTGTGATGAATACCTTATCAACGGAGTGCGGAGAACTGGTGGAACAGACGGCAAAAGAAAAGATATGGCTGTTCCGGCCGACAGCACCTGCCGGGGATCCTTACAATTTATCGGAGGACTATTTTAAGACAGGACAGGCACCGGAAGAGCCGGAAACACAGGTAAATGACTCGTCTTCCGAGAAAACTGACGCGAGCGATCAGAATACCGAAGCCATGGTCACGGAAGAACAGGTACCGGGACAGACAGATCTCGAAAATGACTTTCCGCAATATTGTCCGGACGAAGGAGACAAGCGCGCAGCTTATCGTCAGTCCATCCGTGGCAGCGTGGAGAACCTGGTACGATATGTCGAGATGGATCTGATCGCCGCTGCGCGGCAGCAGTTGTCCGATATCTCCGGCTATCTGGACAAACTGGAAGAACTCAGCAAAGGGGGAGAGCCGGATGCCGAAGATGTCGAAACAGGCGAGAGCGAGGGAGTTTAACACCGCCTCCCGTCAGATCATCAAGGAGCGGGATCTGTATCAGTGCATCTTTTGTAGGATGGAATATCACATGGAGGATGTTACCTGGTACGGTCAACAACTGCAGAGCATCATGCACTACATCCCGAGATCCCGCGGCGGTCTCGGAATCCCACAGAACGGTGCGTTGGGCTGCCAGAGCCACCACGAGATGCTGGACAATGGCAACAAGGGCCGGCGGGAGGAGATGCTGCAGATGTTTAAGCAGTACCTGCAGGATCACTACCCGGACTGGTCGGAGGATGCTCTGACCTATAACAAGTGGGGATAATGTATATACAAATTTGTATATACAAGAAAGGAGCGGCGGTGAAAAGCAGAACAATAAGCAAGATCATCCGGATGACACCGGAGGAAAAGCGGAAATTAGAGTACTGCGCAGAAAAAAATGGGAAAAACCGAGACGGAGATCCTGATCGCCGGAGTAAATAATTATTATGCGGCCGTCCAGAAAGCACTGGCAGCCCAGAAAAATCAATAAGCCTTTTGGAGTGTACTCACAATCACTGTAAACGAAGCCACGGGGCGGCCGCTGAGACCAAGAGGCAGCAGTCGTCCAGGAAGGAGACAACAATGCAGGAGTATAAGGACTGGGACGGCAATCTTCTGCCGGATCCTGCGCCGCGAATCCATAATATACATATAGGCGACATAATTAAGACAAAGCACAAGTCCATCGAGGAGCCGCTGGAGACCCGCAGACGGGGACAACACCGATTTATCAGTGAGACCAGGGAATATGAGGTGATAGCGGTTTATCCGCGCACGATCCAGACACGAGACCGCAAGACTGGATTTACAAGGTGCTTTTCTTACGGCGACTTATTAACAATGGGAATAGAGCATCAGGGAGCAGAAGTGGAAGACATGAGAGCTACATACGGACAGGACCAGAAGAGAGAAAATCTCACTAAAAAACTTAGCTTATTCAATCCAGATTACAACCCTGACAATTATAAGAAAGGCAAAAAGAAAAATGAAAACAATAGAAAAGAAAATCCTGCCTCAGTACTTCCGGGCGGTCCGGGAGGAAAAGAAGAACTTTGAATTGCGAAAAGATGAAGACGACGTACAGCCGGGAGATGTCCTGATCCTTATGGAGTGCGCAGGCGGAGAATATACTGGACGGACAGAGGTACGCCGGATCCGGTACGTGATCAGGGATGTACCAAAGTATGGATTGATGCCAGGATACTGTATCATCGGATGGTAAAGGAGGATGCTATGAAAAATAAAAATGTGTGGTTTGCTTATGCAGCAGCCTGGATATCTACGGCAGCAGCGGTAATATTTGCTATCAAATATACCGGATCAGCGTGGTGCTTAGTGGCACTGGTGCTGCCGGCAATGCAAAAGATAAGTATCAGTAATGATGAAGAGAATGGTAAATAACTTAGGATTTAGTGAAGGAAGGGCATGAGTATAGATAACGGAGAAGTGAAGTATTATCAACCGAGATTTGCAAAATGGATTCAATCAGCGAAATGGGATAGCATTGCTGAGAGGTTATCTGAAACAAGTATGTCTCTTATTACACAGGTTATGAATGCAGAAAAAGATGGAGACTGTAGTTGGATTGTATGGTATGAATGTGATCATGTTCTCGAGAGCATAAGAAAAATTGCAAATCGGTTAAACTGAAATAGAGGGTCAGCCGTTTGACCGTTCAAGATGACCTTATAAACTTCTGAGACGGTACCACGATATTTAGCCTTCTGCCGAAAAACGAAGGACGGTTTTGCTGTTTTTGCGATAAGAAAGCAGCATTTAAACTGAAATATTAAGATTTATGGAGGCATTTGTATGAGAAAAATACATGAATGTGCAGAAGATATAAAAAATATTTTAAATGATGCAGAACGAACCGAAGAGGTTGACGGAGATATGTTATGTAGTATTAATGAGTTGGTGGATGAAATTTTATCAATATATTGTTTAGAAAAACAACAAAGAAAAATGGCTATAGCTGAAGAAAATGAGATTCTTTCAGAAGAGGCTAAAAAAGCAGGATGGAAGTCTGGTGTTATGAACATCTAAACTGAAATATCGCAAAAATTGTGTAACGAAAGGAGATAGGAATGGCGAGACCGAAGAAAGAAGGTAAGAAGAACATCCGGAAGGATATCAGCATGGATCCGGAGCAGTATGAGAGACTTATGGATTACTGCCGGCAGCAGGACAGACCTATCTCCTGGGTGATCCGGCAGGCGCTGGATGATTATTTATCGGAGGTGGCTTATGAATGATGAAGAAATAAAGTTTTGTCCATTTAGAACGGTAACAGAAACATTCCCGGCAGCAGCTGTGGGAAATGGAGATGTGACCAGAACGAACTTTGAACGGTGTTTGAAAGAATCTTGTCCGGCGTTTTATATAGCTCATGGTGGCTATGGACAGAGATATGAGAGATGTAAGCGATTGCAATAATATTTTAATGTGTATTATTACACAGTAAAACTGAAATTTAGTGAAGGAGAAGAAACATGATAATTCCAAGAGAAATACGAGAAAAAATAGAACAGAGGAATCAGCTTGATGAAGAGATAGCTGATTGGTTCCAGGAGAATGTAGATGCTGATGGATGTGATATAAAAAACGCTTATGTGGTTGATGAACCGAAAGGAGAAGAACAGATTGAAGAGGGGGAATATTGTAAACAAACAATTTTGGGCGAGGACTGGTATATAGGACAGTATTATTGGAAGATGGACAACGGTAAGTATTTGTGCATGGATTTTGAAATTTAATGGAGGAGCTGGAAATGCATATTGATGAATTGGATTTATCGGTAAGAAGTTACAATGTCCTAGTGAGAGCAGGAATTGTGACCACAGAAAAAATCGAGGAAATGACAGACGATGAACTGAGAGCTATAAGCCATATGTCGGAAAAATGCGTAAAGGAAATCAGAGAGTCTGTGCATTGCACAGACTGTAAGGAGTGATAGAAAAAGAGTAATAAGTATCATACACAATTTATACCCAGCTGCAGAGGGACCTGCAATCGATGCCAATAAAACAGCGGTAGACCAATCCGACCAAAGATAACATCTACCGCTTACCTGCTTACCAGTATCATACCATAGGATCTGCTGGTAGGCAATGAGAAAATGAGGTACAGCCTATGACAAAGACAGACCTGATTAACGACATTGCATTCGAGATGAGTAATATTCTGACACCAGAACAGATTGACAAGGTAAAGATAGTGTTTTTGGTAAAGATGCAGGATTTTGACCTTACCGAGACCAAACAACTTCCAATGGTAGAGGAGCATGACAATGAATGGCTCATGAAGCGATACTGGATCGATGGGGCAGCAGTAGGTCTGAAAGAATCAACCATGCGTGGATATCTTGGCAGAATAAAAGAGTTCTTTGATTTCACGGGGAAAAATTATAAGTATATTACAGCACAGGATATAACAGATTTTCTCGCCATCAAAGCATACCGTGATCATATTAGCCAGAATTATAAATCTACGCTATATCGGTATCTCTGTACGTTTTTCGGCTGGGCTTTCAGAAAAAAGCATATCACTGATAATATTGCAGACGGAGTGGACAAGGTTAAGCAAATCCAGGCACAGAAAAAGCGGTTAACAGACGAAGAGGTGGAGGATATCCGGGACGTATTGGAGACTCCAAAAGAAAAAGCACTATTTGAGTTAATGCTGTGCACTGGTATGAGAGTAGGAGAGATATCAAACCTCAATATCTCCGATCTGGATCTGGCTCATAAAACGGTAAACATCTGGGGTGAGAAAAGCAATAAATATCGAACCGGCATGCTGACACCAAAGGCAGTCAAAGCACTACGGAATTATATCGGCGACCGTCCGGGGACAGATCCGGTATTTCTGGCAGACAGGGCGCCTCATAACCGTATGAGAGAGTATGGCATAGAGAAACTGGCCAAGGAGCTGGCAGTCCGTGGCGGTGTCACTCGGCTGACAGCAACGGTCCACATTTACCGTAAGACGTTTGCATCTGTCCTGTACCGTAAGACGGGGGATGTAATGTTGGTAAGTAAGCTCCTTGGACATTCCAATCCGGAGATCACTGTAAAATATTATCTGGTGGATGACATTGAGGAAATGCAGAATAAATACAACAAAGTGGCATAATTGCACCGGTGCAACTCCGGCGCAGAAGAAAGGAGAAAGCATCGATGCAAAGAATTAACAGAGCAAGCTGGAGGATTATCGAAACTATATTATTACGGTATCCCCAACGAAAGAAAGAATATGAGGAGTACATATCGGACATTATGGCATCACCGGCGGGAGGCAGCAGTCGTCCGTCGGATCCTGCCAAGGAAAGAGACAAGGCACAGTCTGTCACAGAGGCAAAAGCCCTGAAGATGACATCCGTATACCATGAACGGATCAAGAAAGAGATTGAGGCAGTGGAATTTGTATATAATTCTCTTCGACCAGAAGAACAGAAGGTAATCCGGATCAGGTACTGGAGTAAAGGTCTCAGAGCACCGATTCCCTACCTAAAAATCGGTGGTGCCTCGTACAGTGAGAGACAAATGAAGAGGATAGTTTTTAAGACTATAGAACAGATTGGAAGGTATATTGGGGAGTTAAAGTAAAAGATGGCATGATTTCGCATGTCAAATGTGATAATATAGTATCGTGATAAATTAGTGACAGGGCAATGCAGATAGCTGCGTTGCCTTTTTTCGTGGAGTTGCACCGGTGCAACTTTAGAGAGATGGTGAGCAGATGGCAAAGGGCAAATATAAATATTGGCTGACACCGGAAGGCTTACTAAAGCTGGAAGGATGGACAAGGGATGGACTAACAGAAGAGCAGATCGCCGGTAATATGGGAATCTCCAGGTCTACATTAAATGAATGGAAAAAATTGTATCCGGACATTTCGGACACCCTAAAAAAGGGAAAGGAAGTTGTGGACCTGCAAGTGGAAAATGCGCTCTTAAAAAGGGCACTGGGATATCGGTATACAGAAGATAAATATGTAAGCGTTCCGATGGAGCAGGAAGAATATAGTCAAAAGCTATTTGAATATATGAATCGCTACAAACTGGAGCATCCGGAGGCAACAGATGATGAGCTGATGCTTGTAAGAGAGAAGTTCCCTAAAACAAAAGAAATGCTTGTGGAACGAAAAGTAAAAGAAGTAGAGCCGGATACCACGGCCCAGATATTCTGGTTGAAGAACCGGAAACCGGATAAATGGAGAGATAAACAGGATGTCCAGATCTCCGGAGAACTCAAGTCCGAACAGAGTAAACTGGATGACCTGATCAGACAGATGCGTGGTGATGGGTAATGAGCGCAAGTAAGCTCCTGCTGTCAGAGAAATACAAAGCATTCCTGAAATGCGATGCTCCGGTGGAATTCCTGGAAGGAACCACGGCGGCAGGTAAAACAACGGTAGGAATTTTCAAGTTTATGCTTAAAGTAGCGGAAAGTCCCAAGAAGCTGCATATCATTGCGGCGGATGACACCGGAACTGCTGAGAAGAACATCATCAACAAGGACCTTGGTATATTGGATGATTTCGGGATCCTGGTGGAGTATAACGGCAGCGGAACCAAAGACGATAAGATTCCACATCTGATTCTGCATACTGGCAAGGGGGATAAAGTAATTTATGTGCTGGGCTACGGCAACAAGAAAAAGTGGAAGAAGGCCCTGGGTGGACAATATGGTTGTCTGTACATAGATGAAGTAAATACCGCAGACATAGATTTTGTCAGAGAAGCATCCATGCGATGTGATTATCTGATGGCAACACTGAACCCGGATGATCCGGGGCTGCCGGTGTATAAAGAATATATCAACTGTGCGCGGCCTCTTCCGGAATGGAAGGATGAGACACCGCAGGAAATTATAGAGGAACTGAAAGAAGAGCCAAAGGACGGATGGATCCATTGGTTCTTTTCTTTTAAAGACAATGCAGGCCTTCCGCCGGATAAGCTGCAGATGATCCTGCAAAACACACCGAAGGGCACCAAGATCTGGAAAAACAAGATTCAGGGTCTCCGCGGAAAAGCGACAGGGTTGGTATTCTCCAACTTTATCAGAAAGAAACATGTTGTTACTGTTGCGTGGGTGAAGAAACAGATTGCAGATGGGAATATCCGTTTCAGGAAGTTTACAGCTGGACTGGATACATCATATTCCTCAAAATCTCCGGATACCATTGCAATGATATTCCAGGGCATTACGGATGACCGCAAGCTGATCACGCTGGCTGAGAAGGTATATAGCAATGCTGATCTCAGTGTACCGCTGGCTCCTTCTGACACAGCGGTAAAGTTTATAGCTTTTCTGGATAGATGCAGATCGGAATGGGGATTTGCAAAAGAGTCTTTTATTGACTGCGCAGATGCGGCGACAATAACAGAACTTCGGAAGTATAAGCGCCTGCATGGGTGCCTTTATAATTTTATTGAGTCCTACAAGAAGGTAACAATACTGGACCGTATCAAGTTACAGCTGGGATGGATCCAGCAGGACTGTTATCTGGTAGTTGAGGATTGTACAAACCATATCTCAGAGTTGGAACGTTATTCCTGGGATGAGGAAGAGGATGTTCCGGTACCGGAGGATAAGAACGACCATACGATCAATGCAAACCAGTACGGATGGATTCCATACCGGAATATGATCGGATTCGAGGAGGATAAACAGAGGTGAACCTGATGGAAAAGATAAATGAGAATATCAAAAGAGGCATACGGAGCTGGCTGAATGTTTCACAGGCGAATCCCTATGTGTTCAATATCAATGAGATGATGGATTTCGAGGGAAACGCAATCAGAAACCGCATCTGGTATCGCGGTGACAGCAATGAACTGGAGCAGTTCTATGAGCAGAACGCAGAATATGCAGATAAATATAAATTCTGGTCCAGCAAGAGCACACCGGGGATGGAAATGCGCAAGATCCACACAGGCCTTCCGGCGCTTACAGTGAGAACTCTGGCAGCAGTAGTCCTTCCGGATATGGGGGAATTTGAATTTTCCTCAGAGAACGAAAAGCAGAAACAGATATGGAAAGACATTGCAAAGCCTGAGAATAATAACTTTGCCGACAAGGTAGAGGATGCAATCAAAGAAGCGCTGTATATCGGAGATGGGGCTTTTAAAGTGTCCATTGATACAGAAGTCAGTGAGTATCCGATTTTAGAATGGTATGCCGGGGATCGTGTCGAAATCATCCGGAAAAAGGACAAGGTCCGGGAAGTGATATTTAAGACACCCTACAGCGGAGGAGGAAAGACATATGTGCTCAATGAGATATACGGATATGGGTATGTAAAGAACGAACTGTATCTGGATAACAGACTGGTTCCGCTGACTACATTACAGATAACCGATTCACTGGAAGACGTGACCTTCGATAAAAGCGTTATGTTGGCGGTGCCTATGATGTTCTACAAGTCGGCAAAATATGAAGGACGTGGTGGAAGCATCTTTGACGGAAAGGTGGACAGCTATGATGCGCTGGATGAAGTATGGAGCCAGTGGATGGATGCGCTGAGAGCAGGAAGAGCCAAAACATATATTCCGGACTGTCTGGTCCCGAGGAATCCGGAAACAGGAGCTGCGATAACACCGAATCCGTTCGATAACAGATATTTTGCAGCAGAAGGAGACCAGCGCGAAGGGCAGAAAAACGTAATCAGTACAGACCAGCCGAGCATTCCTCATGACAGCTATCAGGCTTCCTACTGTACGGCTCTGGACCTTTGCCTGCAGGGGATTATTAGTCCTTCTACACTGGGGATTGATGTAAAAAAACTGGATAATGCAGAAGCGCAGCGTGAAAAGGAAAAAACAACGCTGTACACAAGAAATATTATCGTGGAAACTCTTCAGACAGTATTGCCGCAGGTTGTATCCATGTGTATCAACGCATATCACCTGATGAAGAATGAGGCAGTGGAAAGTGTAGAGGTAAATCTCCCATTTGGAGAATATGCCAATCCTTCATTTGAATCTCAGGTGGAAACAGTTGGTAAGGCAAAGCAGAGCGGAATCATGAGCATTGAGCGCTGTGTGGAGGAATTATATGGTGACAGTCTGGACGATGATTGCAAACGAGAAGAAATTGCAAGGCTCAAGGCAGAGCAGGGGATTCAGAGTATTCCGGAGCCGGAGATCAGGACGGATGCAGGAGAATTCAGGATAAACGGATTTACTGGAGGCAGTGATGGAAGTAAAAGTAGCGAAAAAAACATACCGGATGAACCGGGAAGAATACCAGGGGCTTCTGAAGGTGGCCAGTGAGCAGGTCCCGAAAGGGATCTATGCAGTGGAAAAAGGTAATTACGCGGAACTTCGCTGTGATCATTGTACCAGCGTCACGCAGATCAAGACATTGACCAGACAGTTCAGAAGCCAGGGATTCAAGGTATATGCAAACGGCAGGTGATTAGATGCCTAAGATAAATTCAGAATATGATATCGGAGCAGCATTCGAAGCTATTGAGAATGAACTCATTGCTTCGATGATCCGGAATATGCGAAGACATAAGATTGAGGAAATCGATGAGGACAAGCAGTGGTCCATGTGGCAGACAGAGCAGCTACGGGCACTGGAAAAGTACAGAAAAGAAAATCAGGAGCGGTTCGGTGCGAAATTCAAGGATATCAATAATCGAATCGAAGCACTGATCAGTACTGCCAGGGATGAAGGAGATATGGAGCAGGAGATAGCCATACTGGAGGCTATAAAGAAAGGTTTCCCGGCAAGAAAAGTAAGTCCGGGAGCATCGGCGGCATTCTTCCGATTGAACCAGAGGAAGCTTGAGGCACTGATCCGGGCGACCACATCAGACATGGAAAAGGCTGAGACCGCTGTTTTACGTATGGCTAATGACCAGTACCGTAAGGTTATCTTCAATGCACAGGTATATGCAAACAGCGGAGCCGGGACCTACGAGAAGGCGGTGGACATGGCTACAAAGGATTTCATTGCCGCCGGCCTTAACTGTGTGGAATATGCCAATGGATCCAGACACACATTAGCAGACTATGCGGATATGGCAATACGGACAGCCAGTAAGCGGGCGTACCTGCAGGGGGAAGGGCAGAAAAGGCAGGAATGGGGGATATCCACGGTAATCATGAATAAGCGTTCAAATCCGTGCCCTAAGTGTCTTCCTTTTGTGGGAAAAATATTGATCGATGACGTGTGGAGCGGTGGAAGTGCCAAGGATGGACCATATCCATTAATGAGTTCGGCCATCGCAGCAGGACTATATCACCCCAGATGCAGAGACAGCCATACTACTTATTTCCTGGAACTGGAGGATCTGGACAATGAATACAGTAAAAAAGACATAGAGGATATAAAAGAGCAGAACAGGAAGGAAGCAAGACAGCAATATGCGGAGAGACAGGAGAAGAAATTCCATAGATTAGCATCATTTTCACTGGATCCTGAGAATAAAAGCGAGTATCGTGAGAAGGAAAAAGAATGGAGCCAGGAAACAGAAGTCCGGTATAAAGTTCCTGATGAGGTGAAAGTACCGAGATCGGATACTCCGCAGATCATGATAGATTTAATGGATCAGTACACAAAAGATGAGTGCATCAAGATAGATGAACTGTCAGAATATGCATTTTCGTATGATCTTGATAATGATTTGATAATTATCAATCCGAGACATCCGCAGTATGAAGAGGAGAACTACAAGCATGTGCTGGCGCATGAAATAGCCCATAGAATTGATCATAATGAGTATGGCAGTCCCATGTATGCCGAATTCGCAGAGGCAATAAAAAATACAGAAAACAAAATATTGCAAAAAAAGGAGAAGTATCAACGGAGACTTGCTGTAAATGGTGATTTAGAGTACAATTACTTCATCAGTGATATAATGTCATGCATAACAGACAATGTGATTACAGGAGTATACAGACATGAATCACAATACATAGGTAAACCCGGATATGCGGAGTCGGAGATATTTGCGGATATATATGCTGCATTGTATCAGTCAGATGACACAACGGTGGAATTCATAAAAAGTGAATTGCCAGAGCTATATGAAGCATTTATGAAAGTGCTAAAGAGGTAATTATGTTCAAAAAAGAATTTGTTGAAAAAATGAAAAACGATGAGGAACTGCAGGAGTTGCGCAGGAAAGTATTATCTTTCTCCGAAAAAATGGGAGATGCCGCATACATCATCGGAAAAGATAAAAGCTATGAGGATTATAAAGAACGTTTGCGAAGAATGGTAAAAGAACATGAAGCCACCGGTCAGTAGATTGGTGGTATTTTTATCTCGAAAAAGAAAATTGCACCGGTGCAACAAATCATCTGTAATCAACACGCTTCACGGCGTGTTTTTTTATGCCCAAACACGAGCAAGGCATTAAACTGCTGCGTGACCGGAGACACCGAAGACAATGGATCGCAGTAAGGGTGACACCCTCAAAATGGAAAGGAGTACATTATGTTTTACAAGACAGTAAGAAGATTCTTAGAGCCCGATGGAGGTCAGGGCGGAGCCCCCGCAGGAGTTCAGCCTGATCAGCAGACACAGCAGAATGCAGCACCGCAGATTGACTATGGAAAAATCCAGCAGATGTTGGATGGAACGCTTGCGGCAAAAGAGGATACAGCATTGAAAGCCTATTTCAAGCAGCAGGGGCTTTCCCAACAGGAGGTGGAACAGGCTATAGCAACCTTCAAGGAACAGAAGGCGGCAAATCAGCCGAATGTGGAAGCATTGCAACAGCAGGCTGCAACCGCTGTGGCCGAGGCAAGACAGGCACAGATCCAACAGGCAGCGACGATGGCAGCAGTCGGACTGGGAATCAGCGTAACATCCATCCCGTATCTGTTGAAGATGGCAGATTTCAGCCAGGCAGTAGGACAGGATGGAAAGATCAGCAATGAGAAACTTACGGAAGCCTTGAATAAGGTGCTGGAGGACATTCCTGCATTAAAACCGCAGGAGACAGATACTACTGGTTTCCTTCATGTAGGGACAGGCGGAGATCCTTCGCAGCATACACAACAGGCAACCGTACAACAGCAACAGACACCGACCAAAAGATGGAATCGGTGGAACTAAGGAAAGGAAGGTATAAGATATGCCTAATTTAAACTATGCACAGCAGTGGAGTCCTGAACTCCTGCAGATTCTGATGCAGGGAGCGTTAACCTCTCCCTTCATTACATCTAATGTAAGATGGCTGGATGCGAAGACATTCCACTTTACACAGATGAGCACCACTGGTTATAAGAATCACAAGAGAACCGGTGGTTGGAACATGGGATCCTTTGATCAGACAGATGTTCCGTTTACAGTAACCCATGACAGAGACGTTCAGTTCCTGGTAGACAAGGCAGATGTGGATGAGACCAACGCAACTGCATCCATGCAGAATATCTCCAGAACCTTCGAACAGACTCAGGTAGTGCCTGAGACAGATGCCCTGTTCTTCTCCCGTGTGGCACAGGTGGCACAGAAGACAGAGGGATACCACAGCCAGACCGCTATTTCTGCTTATACCAAGGCAAAGGTATTCGGAATGCTGAAGGATATCCTTGCAAAAGGTAAGTTGAGACGGTACAAGGCAAATGGTAGCCTGCTCACGTATGTGGCCAGTCCTATTATGGATGCACTGGAGCAGTCCACTGAGTTTACCCGTAAAATTGAACTTACACAGATCGCTGAGGGTGGTATCGGCATCGAGACCAGAGTAACGGAAATCGATGGTGTACCAATCATGGAAGTTATCGACGATGAGCGCTTCTATGATGCTTTCGACTGGGAGCCTGCTGAGGGTGGATTTGCTCCGCTGAAAAAAGTTGCAGCAGACAGCACTCATAATATCGAAGCGGTAACCGGAGCTCATAAGATCAATGTACTGGTGGCATGCGGACAGACATGTAAGACGGTTCCTAAGATTGCTTCTATCTATTATTTCAATCCCGGAACACATACAGAAGGAGACGGATACCTGTACCAGAACAGATCTCTGTCTGATACCTTTGTATTCCCCAATGGACGTGGCGGCAAGGTGGATAGCGTCTATGTGGATGTGGATACCACGGAGTATACCGGGGAGTAAGGAGGGCATATGTCCTACAAACCTTATGTAAGCAAAGAAGAATATAAAGATAGCTATAATGGCAGCGTGATTCCTGACGGAGAGCTTGAAAGAGCACTTCGTCAGGCCTGCCGGCATATTGACAGTCTGACATTTAACCGGATTGTGGCAGCAGGATTCGATCATCTGACAGCTTTTCAGCAGGAGACCATCAAAGAGGTTGTCTGCATGCAGGCAGATTTCGAGTATGAGAATGCGGATGAAATCAATACGATTTTATCCAGCTATAGCATTAATGGAGTATCCGCACAATTTGGAAGTTCCTGGAATGTTTTCATGGAAAAAGGTATTGCCATGAAGCGGGATGTCTATTCGTTGCTGATGCAGACGGGTCTGTGTTGCAGGATTGCGAGGTGATTCCATGAAATATCCGTGTCTGGTGCCTAAAAGATTATGTAAGACAGATATCTCGGTTGCGATAGATCAGGAAGGACTGAACAAATATGGGGAGCCATTGAAGCCGGTGGAATATTCCGGAGAATGTAACTATCAGGACAAAGCCAAGACTGTGCTGACATCGGAGAAGAAACTGATAGAGATTACAGGGACCGCATTGTTTCCAGGAGATATTTGCCCGGAACTTCCGGTCATATCCGGAGGAAGTGCTGTGATATTTGGGGATAAGCGCAGGATTCTGGAAGGGCGTAAGGCGAGAAATCCGGATGGAACAGTCAACTATACGGAGGTGCTGCTGATATGATCAGTGTAAATTCTACAGTAAAGCTGAATTTTCCGAAGATCCAACAGCTGACGAAAGCACAGGTGATGGCTTTAGAGCAGACTGCTGAGGCATTACATACCAATGTAGTGCAGGCCCAGGTATTTCCGAGGGATACCGGTAATCTGCAAAATGAGAGTACTTTTGTGGATTACTCTGAGAGCAACCAGGGAAAGGTCAGTATCATTTCCAGTACGCCATACGCAAGACGCCTTTATTTTCACCCGGAATATCATTTCCAGAAGACGGAGAACCCGAATGCAAGAGGTGAATGGTATGAGGACTGGATCTCTGGGAAGAAATCAGAGTACTGCCAAAAGGCATACAAACAAATATACAGGAGGATTGCCGGATTATGATGTTATCTGATGTGCGGGATTATGTGGAATCCCTTGAACTGGCAGACCATGTATATATGGGAAGCCTGCCGGACAAGCAGGAAAAGTCCATTGGAGTTTATAACAGCAAACACCAACAGGAGTATAAGACAGCACTGGGAGGACCACAGCTTGCGTCTTACGGGACGAAATATGTCACCCTGTTGATTCACTGGAATAATTCACCGAGAGAGTCGGAAAAGGCAGCCATGACTGTATTTGAGGCAGTGGAGACTGCAAGAAATGTAACTGTAAACGATGAGTTGATAAAATTCATACAGCCACTCTATGAACCGCAGGATATCGGAAAGGACGATGCCGGTATCTGCGAATGGGTCATAGAGATGGCTGTTATTTATGAGAAAGGAAAAGGTGAAAAAGAATGAGTACACCTATTACAGGAGTATATCCCTGCTATGAAAACCAGTTTCAGATCGACGCTGCGGAAAGCGGAGCTGAAAAAAATATGGTTAATATTGCGGACTGTGAGACATTCAGTGTATCCTTCGACAATGGAGTAGAGGAATGGCATCCTTTTACGGAAGAAGGATGGGTAAGACGTCTGCTTACCAGTAAAGGCGTCACGATTTCCGTGACTGCAAAAAGGAACGTCGGAGATGCCGGTAACGATGCTGTGGCGTCTCTTGCATGGGTAAACGGCCGCTCCGCAGAGAAAAATGTCCAGTGGACGTTCCCGGATGGAACGGTGGTTAAATTTAACGGGGCAGTTATCAATGTGAAAAATATCGGCGCTGGAGACTCTACAGCCGTGGCTCCTCTGGAGTTTGATATTATGAGCAACGGCAAACCGGAGATTTCTACAGCAGCATAAAAACAGGAGGCTATTATGGCAAAGAAAATCGTAGATATTACAGAAAAACTGAATTTTGATGAGAATCCGGTATTGAAGGTGAAGGATGTCACCATAGAAGTCAATTCCGATGCAGCCACTGTACTGAAGATCATGGGTCTTTTTTCGAAGGGTACATCGGCTAAAGAAGTGCTGGCGGTATATGAACTGATTTTCAATGAGAAAGATCGGAAAAAGATCGATAAACTGAATCTCCAGTTTAAGGATTTACAGACGATTATCATGGCAGCAGTAGACCTGATCACGGGAGATGAAGAGCCGGGAGAGCAGTGACCCGTACTATGATCTGATCGGAGATTACAGTCTGATCGTATCATCCTTCCAGGCGCAGTACGGGATCCGGCTGTCGAAAGAAATTGATACCATGAAGTGGGATGAGTTTAGGGATCTTCTTATCGGAATCGGACCGGAGACACCGCTGGGACGGATCGTAGCAATCAGGGCCGAGGAGGATAAGGATATCTTAGACCATTTTACTCCAGAACAGCACAGAATCAGAAATGAATGGCGTGCAAACAGAGCAAAAAAGGTAGCGCCTGATAATATGGCAGCAGTCCTTGATCAACTGAAGAATGTGTTCATTTCTCTGGCAGGGGGCGATATACATTGAAAAAGTAGATAAGAAAAAAGTAGTGTGTCCTTACTGTGGGCATCCGGTGAATGCAATGCAGACGGAAGATGCACATTGCAGGGGAATTTATTTCCGCTGTAAAAATAAGGACTGTAAAAAGATTTTTGAGTTGAAGTTATAAGACGCTGTGCCGATGTGCCTGTCTTAGAAGGCAGGCTGGTTATGAGTGAAGCTACAAGCGTTGGACAGATCGGATTAGATCTGGTCGTAAATAAAAAGGACTTTAATAAGCAGATGAGCGGCATCCAGAGCCTGGCTACGAAAGTAGGTAAGAAACTGGCTGCCGCTTTTGCTGTAAAAAAGCTCGTAGATTTCAGTGAGAAGTGTATCGAACTGGGATCGGATCTGAGTGAAGTACAGAATGTTGTGGACGTAACATTCCCGGCAATGTCGAAGCAGGTAGATAAATTTGCGCAGAATGCCGCAACTGCATTTGGACTGTCCGAGACGATGGCCAAGAGGTACACAGGAACCTTTGGCGCTATGGCCAAGGCTTTCGGATTCAGCGAGAAGCAGGCATACGATATGTCTACCACTCTGACAGGACTGGCGGGAGATGTGGCATCCTTTTATAACATATCTCAGGACGAAGCATACACAAAGCTGAAATCGGTATTCACTGGAGAAACAGAGAGTCTGAAAGATCTTGGTGTCGTCATGACACAGACGGCACTGGATGCCTATGCTATGGCCAACGGCTACGGGAAGACCACTGCGGCTATGTCGGAGGCAGAAAAGGTAGCCCTACGGTATTCCTTTGTTCAGAGTAAACTGGCGACGGCATCCGGGGACTTTATGCGGACTTCTGATGGCTGGGCCAATCAGGTCAGAATCCTGAAGCTGCAGACTGAGTCTTTTATGTCGGCAATCGGTCAGGGATTGATCAACGTCCTGACACCGGCAATCAAGGTGATCAATACCCTGATGGGAAAACTGGTACAGCTGGCGAATGTATTTAAAGCATTTACGGATAAATTTGCCGGGAAGAAGGGTAATGATGTAGCCACAGGCATGGCGGCTGCAGAGGATGCGTCTGCTGGTATCAGTGATAATATTAATGCCGCGGGAAAAGCAGCTAAAAAGTTAGGTGGATTACTTCCAACTGATGAATTGGATTTGCTCTCCCAGAAGACAGATTCCTCTTCGGCATCCGGAGGATCTTCAGGAATAGATATCGCTGGTTTGCAGACTTCCACGCAGGAAGTTGAAGCCAGTGTGGATAAAATTTCGAAAAAACTCTCAGATGCATTCAAGATTCTTGGTGTCAAAAATTTTGCAGATCAGTTCAACAATGGTCTGAAAAAGATTGATTTCGGAAGTCTGAAGGATAATTTTTCCAGAATCATGGCTCAGATGGATCCATTGGCCAAAACTACAGTCAGAAACATTGAGACAATCATGGATCCGATGGGAGGATATCTCGGGAACAGAATCGGAAATAAGATTGCTGTTACAGCCAAGGCGGTAGACCTGGGGCTGGATGGAATTGCAAGCTATCTGGAGCGCAACAGGAGAAAGATAGAATCCTGGAGCAGTGATGTAAGCCAATCTATTGCAAATGGATTTACAAATCTTACGGATATCAATGAGCAGACATACAATAATCTGCTTGGGGCACTGGATAAAGCAGGACCTGATATTGTAAACGGAATCAATGATATTCTGACAGGTTGTACTGGATTTGGAATGTCACTGGGAACAATCTTCGCGGAAGGGTTTGAAATTTCCACAGAACACACATCCCAGTGGATGAAAGACAATCAGGAACTGATAGAAGGCACGCTCACGGATCTGTTTGATTTCGGTGGAGAATGTGCATCACTGGCAGGAGAGATTGTTGGAGAACTTGGTAGCTCTCTTACGGACTGGTGGGAGTCTCAGGGAAGCAGTACTTTTGGAAATATTATAGATGCCTGGAATGATATCAAGAAGACAGTTTTAGAACTGTGGAATGATATTGCAATGCCGGTACTGAACCATGCTAAGGAAGCGTTACAGGAACTATGGGAAGAAAATCTCAGACCACTATGGGACAACATTCTTGATCTGATCAGCTCAGTAGGTGATTTCCTTGCAGCCGCTTGGAGTACCGTAATCAAACCAATTATCGGGTATCTGGCACCGACAATCAAGCAGGTGGCAGACATTGTGATAAATATCATGAGTACCGTATTCGCAACCTTGTCAGACATTATATCCGGAGCCATGAAAATACTGGGAGGACTGTTGGACTTCCTCACCGGAGTGTTTACAGGCAACTGGAAAAAGGCATGGGAAGGCTTACAGAAAATTACGGATGGAATCTGGCAAGCAATATGGGGATCTATCAAGGGAGTATGTAATCTGATCATTGATGGCGTGAATGCAATGATATCATTGATATATTCTACACTACGCAACGTGGTAAATGGAATCGGAAGCGTCGCAAAGAAGGCAGGAGATCTGGTTGGAAAAGACTGGGGCTTCGAAATGCCGAGTGATCCACCGCAGATACCTAAATTGTGGAATGGTGCATATGTCAAGGCTAACACGCCACAGCTTGCCATGATTGGTGATAACAGGCATCAGGGAGAAATTGTATCACCGGAAGATAAGTTGCAGAAAATGGCACTAAGCGCAGCACAGGCGGCAGCGGGATCAGGAGGATCCATATCTGCGGAAAAGCTGGATAAGATCATTACATTGTTGGAGACTATCATCAGAATATTGGCGTCAGGCAATACGATAGAAATCAATGGTGTAAAATTTGCGGAACTACTGAAAAAGATAAACAGGGAGTACTTTAAGGCAACTGGAAATTACCTGTTGCTGGATGTATAAGGAGGCAGCAGTATGGCATTTCAGGCATGGTTATTAAAAGTGGGAGATACTGATATTTCAAAGTATGTAGATATTGAGACCTATAAGGTGAGTCCGGATCAGCGTGCAGATCTGGACTCTGACAGAAATGGTTTGAATATTTTATACCGGGAAGTTGCAGATCATTATACAACAAAAATTGAGTTCAATACGATTCCACTGGAAGCAGGGGAAATGACAGAATTTCTACAAGCAATGGAAAAAGCGTACATAAAGGAGAAGGAAAGAAAGGTTATTGTAACTTATTTCGATGTAAATACCGGAGGATATAAATCGGGAGAAATGTATGTACCAAATTATACAGTAGAGACAAAAAGTTGGAATGGTATGAAATTATGGTATAAGCCATTACGTGTTGCGTTCCAGGAGTATTAAGAGGGAGAGGGAATGATAGATTATAAATATAAAGATTTTTATAATGATACATCCGTATCCAAAAGAATGCAGATACAATGTAGTGACGGGAGTGTACTGAATGAAGATGACTGGAAAGGTGAAAGTGCAGAGCTTACTGAGAGACTATGCTCAGAGAGTGAACTAAGTTTTGGCAGGTGTGAGGCGAGCACTTTTAAACTGAGAGTCAGGGAAAGAATAGTACCTCTTGCAGGAAAAAAGATAACCGTATCCGTAACATTGGAAGGAGCCGAAGAGGCTCCTTTTATGATGGGAGTTTATAAAGTAGATTCTGATGTACCTACAGCAGATAGAAGATATAGGGATATTGTAGCCTACGATGCCATGTACGACATCCTAAATGCAGAGGTGTCTGGGTGGTATAACAGCCTGACATTTCCGATGACACTTAGACAGTTCAGAGACAGCTTTTGTGCCTATGTTGGTGTGGAGCAGGAAGAAATCACACTGGTTAACGATGATATGACAGTGGAGAAGACCATAGATCCAGGAGAACTCCCAGGAAAGACGGTTATAGAAGCTATCTGCGAGATTAATGGCTGCTTTGGTCATATCGGTCGAAATGGTAAGCTGCGGTATGTGGTGCTGGAGCAGATGATAGAGGGGCTGTATCCTGCGGATGAGCTGTATCCGTCCGATGATCTTTACCCGGCAGATCCGCTGGGAACAACAGAAGTATCCAAGAGCATGTATCTATCCTGTCAGTATGAGGATTTTATAGTCCAGCATATTACTAAGCTGCAGATTCGCCAGGAAGAAAATGATATCGGGGCAATCGCTGGTAATGGAAATAATAGTTACATCATCGAGGACAACTTTTTGGTATACGGCAAGTCTGCGGTAGACCTACAGACAATAGCGGACAACGTCCTCAGCGTGATCAGTGGTGTGTGGTACCGACCAGCGCAGGTAGAGGCCCGTGGCAATCCCTGTCTGGAGGTTGGAGACGGTATCCTGTTGTATACCTCCCGGGAGACCATCTATACCTACATCCTGCAGCGGACATTAAAAGGCATCCAAGCACTCCGGGACAGCTATACTGCGGAGGGCGAGGAGTACCGTACCGGACAGGTCAACGGACTAATGAAATCTATTATCCAGTTGAAGGGTAAGAGCAATGTGCTCACCCGGACGGTCGAAGAGACCAGGCTGGAAATGAAAGACATCGAAAATGGTTTATCCACGGAGATAAAAGCGGTAGCAGGAGAGGTTGAATTAAAGGTATCGAAAGATAATCTTATTGCAGAAATAAATCTGACACCGGATAAGGCACTGATCAAGGCTGAGAGGATTGATCTAGTCGGCGTGGTAAATGCGGATGAATTGGTCAGTAAGTATGCAACAATCGAGACGCTGAATGTGACCAAGCTGGAACTGAATAATCTGATTGCCACCAAGGCAACCATTGACTCTCTGAATGCGGTGAGCGGCCGCGTGGGATCGTTGGAAGCGGATCATGTGACTACATCTGATCTGTCAGCCGTATCAGCCCGTCTAAGCAACGTGGAAGCCAACTATATCAGCGCCAGCACAGTCAAAGCGGACTACATGGAGGTATCCAATTGGACATCCTCTGGGGTAATTAAGGCGGATAAGATCTCGGCGGCAACAATCGTAAATAAACTGTCCAGTGTGGATCTGGTCAGTGTAAGAGCGCTGGGGGTCAGCGGATATATGAATTATAAAGGTGTGGTGGTTGCGTGGCGTACGCAGCGTATCAGCAGCACAGTAGTAATACAGTATTTAGGTCCGGAGGATTAAGAGATATGAGCAATTTAGAAATCAAGGAATTTAGTCAGGCAATCGCAAATTTTGTGGACGGCTCCGGACTGCCGGAGGAAGTAAAGCGGCTGGCATTACAGGAGGTGCTGACACGTCAGGAGCAGAAAGCCAGAGATGCATTACTGGCGGAGATTGCGGATCGGGATGCGGCTGAGGCAAAACAGAAAGAGGTGGAGCAGGATGCAGAAAGCGTATGACTGGGAAGAGAACTATTGGGAGAATAAGCCATCGACCAAGACACCAGTGAATAAAACCAATATGGATAAGCTTAGCAATGGAGTTTGCACCATTGATGAGCGTGTAATCACACTTGATTTGACCAAGTTTGACAAGGTTGATGCGCAGTCCTGCATTAAACAGATTGCCTATGATAAAGCAACTGGTAAATGGACAATCACTGCATTTTCTGGCGCCCAGCAGGTCATTGATACCATGCTCGAAAAGCTGGCGGTTAATTTTGACTATGATCCCGAAACACAGCGGTTAATCATTACACTGGATGATGGCACGCAGAAATATGCGGATCTGTCAGCGTTGATTACTCAGTTTGAGTTTATGGACTCTGATACCGTTTACTGGACGGTGGGGGCAGGCGGTAAAGTAAAGGCTGATATTAAAAACGGTAGTATCACGGACGAGAAGCTACAGCCGGACTATCTGGCAGAGATTACGGTACAGGCAGAGACAGCAATACAGCAGGCAACCGCTGCAGCGACATCTGCAGCACAGGCCAAGATAGATGCGGATCGAGCAGAATCGTATGCAAAAATCACTGAACCTAAGTTCTATCTGGATGAAACCACGATGAACCTTTATATGAAGGATGGCGCAGGAGTGGATTTTGTAGTAGTTGATAATGTTTTGTATTGGAAAGTAGCATAAGGAGGAGTGAACTATGGCAGCACCAGAAGGTTACAATGCTCTCGGAAAAATCGGAATATCTTACAAAGGAGAATATGCATCCAATACCGCGTATGAGCGGCTGGATGCAGTGGCACATAACGGAAGCACATATCTTGCCATCAAAGATGCCCCGGATGGAGCACCGAGGGATGATAAGCTCAACTGGATCTATTTGGCCAAGGGATTTAGTGGAGACATCGGAGACTCAGAGATCGCGTTTACTGAGGCGGAGAACCGCGAGAACATTAATACGGGCGAGAGCGTAAAGACGGTCTTTGGCAAGATTAAAAAATTTTTTACTGATTTGACCGCCCCGGCATTTGCTCAGATGATCACATCCAAGGATGATCTGCTGGCTACTAAGGCAGCAGGATATGTGCCGGATGCCAAGGCGGTAGCAGATGCATATACTGAGTTAAATGGCAAGTTAAACCAGAACACCGATTTGACTTTAGTCAATTGTGTATCATGGGAATCTGACAATACAATTTCAAAAATAGGTAACAGAGTATTTGTAACGTTAGGCGTACAAATTACATCTGAGCAGTCTAGCGGATCATTAATTATTGCCAGTATTGCAAGGACATATTACCCTAAAACTACGTATGTTAGAGCAAATGCAGCAGGTGGTACAAATGGCGATAATCACATGCTTTATATTAATAAATCTAATGGCGTAGTAATATTAAATCTTTCGACAGAACGGTATTATTCTGCCAGTTTCTCATACTTGGCAAATTAGGCTATTTATATGCTACAACAAAATTTAGGGTAAATGTTGCGTCATTACTTACAGTAGCAATTTGATATGCATAAAAATTACCATTAATTGCAAGACGCACATTAACAGCCCAATTACAGTTTACGAACACGCCAAATACGTTAGCATTACTTGGTAATCCAAAGTCAGATAAAGATCCTAATAATGACTGTCTATTTGTCACTAGCAGAGTAACAGATGTTGATATTGATGCAAATTTCAAACCACTTAACTTGCCATTTAACGAAGTAAATCAGATGGCGGGCGCGGCCAGAACAGCGCCAGAAAGGAGCCCACATGGGTTATATTTTATACAAAGATAAAATTGAGGAGCCCGCACAGCAGGTCATAGTATCGGTAAAGAGTCCTCACGTAGTCCGGATCGCCGAAATGGGTGACGCGGAAGCCCCGGAGATAAACACCAGTGGATTTAAACTCTATTTGGATCCGGATTGTAAATACCCGTTGGATCAAGGAGAATATGAGGCATACACTACACTCTATCGGAAGGGAGATAACTGGCATGAGTTATCAGATGACGGATCCGTCTACACCGAGCTGGAAGTTGCACCGGTGCAACCGGAGTTGACAGAAGAGGAGAAAGCGGAACTGGCCAGACAGCGGCAGATCAGCCAGCTGACGGCACAGATTGCAGACCTTAAGGCCCGGATCGCTGCGAGCGACTATAAGGTGATTAAAACCTACGAGTATGCTCTTTTGGGTGAGCAGACCGGGTACGACATGGAGGCTGTCCATGCAGAGAGACAGGCTCTCCGGGATCAGATCAATACATTGGAGACACAACTGGCAGGTCTGACAGCGGCCACAGAGTAGGAGGCCGCCTATGAGAGTGAGAGACGGTCCTGACACAATTACATAGTAACCAAGAGCCAAGAGCCGATTACTTCCCTGCCGGGAGGTGACCGGCTTTTATATTTGAGTGAGGTGCGGCATGAATGAAACCGAAATGGAACATCGACTTACTGAAGTAGAAGCCAGATCGAAATCCAATACTCATCGAATTGATAAGCTGGAGAGAGTGACGGAAGAGATCCACACCATGTCAAACACGATGATTCAGTTGGTGGAGGAAGTAAAACACACCAATGAGACGGTATCAAGTCTGGATCAGAAGGTTGAAAAGATGGACAGTCGTGTCGATGACATGGAGCGTGCTCCTGGAAAAGAGTGGAGCAATGCGAAAAGAACAGTATTTAACACAGTCGTAGGTGGGCTTATTGGAGCAATAACTACAGGGCTTGTCTGGGCAGCAGTCCAAGCATTTTTATAATAAGGAGGATACGAGTTATGAGTACAAGTACAATCATGGTAATTATTTTGGCAGTGCTGACGGCACTGGTAGTAGGCACCTTTTTATGGGTGTATATCCGTGACAAGACGATTGATGAAATCAGAGTGGATGTATATCACCTGTTCCTGAAAGCGGAGCATGAATTCAAGAAATCCGGATCTGGAAAACAGAAGATGAAGTATGTAGTAAGTCAGGCTAGAAAACTTTTGCCTTCATGGCTGCAGTATTTTCTTACTGATGATTTTTTGGAAAGCGTTATTGAACAGTGGTTTCGCGCAGTGAAGGATCTGCTGGATGACGGCAAACTGAATGGATCAGAGGAGGAATAAGCCATGATGAAAGGTATTGACGTAGCAAAATGGAACGGGAACATCGACTGGAATAAGGTGAAGGCGGCAGGTGTAGAATTTACAGTCCTGAAGGTTATCAATAAGTCCAACAAGACCGAAGAGGCATTTATCAGGAACTATGCTGGAGCAACTGCACAGGGACTGCCCATTGATGTTTACAATTATCTGTACACCATAACAGAAGCGGCAGCGAGAGAAGCGGCCGAAGCAGTAGTAAATGCACTTGCCGGGAGAAAGATCGGAAAGGTATGGGCGGATGTTGAGGACGCCTGTCTTAAGAATAAAGGCATCCAGTTGATCCGGATCATTAACACCTATAAGGCGGTGATCGAGGCGGCCGGCTATGAGTTTGGAGTGTATACTGGGTTGTCCTTTTACAACAGTTATATCAAACCGTACAAGGCTTATATTGACTGTGAGTTCTGGATCGCAAGATATCCGAGCACAAAGGACATGAGCATTGCGGCAATGCCGGTTGCATCCAAGAAACCGAGTATCAGTCATAACCTGTGGGGCTGGCAGTACTCCAGCCGAGGTAAGGTTCCCGGCATCAATGGATATGTTGACCTGGATATCTGCTACGTGGAAACAGACAGCACGGGAAAGCTGCAGTCTACTACGGTATATTATCCGAGATATACCGGAACATCCACATCTATCGTGGCAGCGCTGAATGCAATCGGAGTAAACTCCAGCTACGCAAACAGAAAGCTGATTGCAAAGGAAAACGGTATCACTGGATATGTCGGATCTGCAAAGCAGAACACACAGATGCGGGCATTGCTTAAGACAGGAAAACTTAAGAGAGTATAGTTGACGAAATAGTGGAGAGAACATTTATTATAGTTCTCTCCCTCCCTATTTCTAAGATTAACCATATTTAGGTTAATAAATTTTAGTTGACAAAATTTATAATATGAGTTAATATGAGGATGCAAAGATAAAACAGAATATAGGAGGGAACGTTATGCTGACTAATTTCGGAAAGTTTTGCCGAAAACTTAGAATAGACAAAGGCGAGTTACTCTACGATATGGCACAACGTCTTAAGGTATCGTCCGCTTTTTTGTCTAAAGTAGAAAATGGCAAGGCAAAGCCACCTGAAGAATGGAAGGAAACAATTACATCCATGTATTCTTTGGATGGCGAACAAAAAAAGGAACTGTGTGAGTGCATTGATGAAGCTAGGGAAAGCACGATAATAAATGTAAGTGCATTTAGCCGTGATGACCGGGATATGATGTTTGCATTTGCAAGAAAATTAGATTCGATGGATGAAGATGCGAAAAAAGCATGGAAAGGACTATTAAATATGTAATATTATAGGAGGACTTATGCAAAAAATATCTGTAGAACCAATGTCGAGAGACAAAATAAGGCAATTAGCAAAGAAGTTTAGAAAAATATTTGGGTTAGAGGAAACGCTACGTTTTCCTATAGTTCAATTTATTGAATGGATTTTGCCAGAACTTGGCCTTGATTTTGAGGTTGTTCCTATAGAGGAATTAGGAAATGCCTATGGGGTTACACACACACAAAAGGGAATTATGACAATTCGTGAAGATGTATATGATCGAGCCGTAGATGGAAATGCAAGAGATCGCTTTACTCTTTGCCATGAATTGGGACATTTTTTACTACATACTCCAGAGAGGGTTAGTTTTGCGCGTGGTGAAGTACCTACATATATGGATCCAGAATGGCAGGCTAATGTCTTTGCAGGAGAGTTAATGGCACCGTATGAGTTGGTGAAAAATATGAGTGCATGTGAAATTGCAGAGAAATGTGGAATGTCTCTTGCAGCAGCACAAGTTCAATATAATAATTATCATAAGGCGATGTAACAAGCAAATGCTTTTTACATATAAAAAACCAAGCACACGAGATGCTTGGCTCTTGCTGAAAAGTATTGCTACTGTTCAGCTGGTATAAATTATAACCTGAACAATTATAATTTATCACAGTAGCACTCTTTTTGCAAGAGCAACTTGCAGAAAGGGGTGGATATATTATGTACATTTTTCGTACTTATATTACCACAAAGGATGGCACAAAGATTTATGCCAGAGATTATGGTAAGAAAGCATTCCGCATCTGGGTCGGACCTGGACCGGAACCTGTAAAGAGTAAATAGCTGGTAAAAGAGCGCATTTTGCCAGCTGAATGCAGCTCCTTTAAGAGAATAAATAATTATCAACAGGAGGAGCTACATAATGAAAAAAATATTTTATATTGTACCTGTCTCTTATACACATCTCCGAGCCCACGAGACTACGCTGCATCTCG